AACATGGCTATTGAGTCATGTGAACCAAGTCAAAATGCAGAAACAGAAAATCAAACTGATATAACTGTAACTTTTAAAAAGTTGAGATTAGCTGCTGAAGTACAAGTTAATGCAAATGTTACCATTGGACGTAGAGATGCCCAACAAGCTGAATCAAATCCATCTTTAAATGGTAACGTAGGACAAACTACACTCACACCAACACAAGAGATACAGGCATATCTTGCTGCTCAATTAAAAGCACCTACAAGTTGATAATATGCAAATTGTAACTGGAATTAACGATAATCCATCACAAGTATTTAGCCTATCCATTCCTGATGGTACTACGGCTACTTTTACTTTGTCATATAGACCTAATCAAAAAGGTTGGTATTACGATATGTCTTGGGATGGCAAAAATCCTTCGTTTCAATTAAACGGATGTAGATTAACTGTATTCCCAAACATATTAAGACAGTTTAAAAATCAATTAACTTTTGGTATAGCCTGCTTAACAACAGATGGCTATGAACCAATGAACTTAGAAGATTTCAATACTAAATACGCAAATTTGTATATACTTACAAGTAATGAAGTACAAAGTATTGAATCTACTATTTTTGTAAATACTTGAAATTTAATCGTACATATAACCTTGTAGTAGATGTAGGTCCTTATTCACCAATACAAAAGACCGAGGGTACTCCATCGACTAAATTTTCTGCATTTACTAAATTTGCTGAAAACAGTGTTACAATAGAACCGAATTATACGATAGAATTTTCTATTAGAAGAGAAATGTTAGCTACTGCACAAACCGCTAACTTTAAAATCTATAATTTAGGAGAAAGCACTAGGGACGTTATTTATAAAGAATGGTTTAATGGCGGTGAATATGCAGGTATAGAATTTAGAGCAGGCTATTTAAATCAATTCATGCCAGTTATTTTCAATGGCAATATACGTTCAGCTTATAGCAAAAGGGTTGGACGTACTAATATTGTTACTGAAATTGATGCTTATTCTGGTGGTTTTGCACAGGCTAATAGCTATTCAAACTTTAATTTACAACCTGGTAGCAGTTTATCCGATTTAATTAATCGCTTAAACCAAGATTTAGTCAAAGTAGCTCCTACGCCTATTATAGGAAATGTACCATCTTTAGTGAATCAAAGATCGGTAGTATGTGTTGGACCAACTTATAATATAATACAAAACATATTACCAGTTAATGTTAATGCTACGATTGATAACAATCAGCTTAAGGTTTTAGGTATTAATGATGGTTTTAAAGTAAATGAAGAAATATTTGTTATTAGCTCAGAAACTGGTCTTTTAGATATTCCAGAACGTCAAGGTATGTTTATTACCTGTAAAATGCTTTTTGAACCTCGTTTAACTATAGGTCAATTAGTATGGTTAATAAGCAAAGATATACCTCGTTATAATGGCATATATCCAGTACAAGGTCTTACCCATGAAGGTATCATATCTCCAGCAGTTAATGGTCCTTTAACTACTTTGGTTAACCTTTATTTAGGACCTAATGGCGAAAAGAATTTAAGTGGTGGAGCGCAAGGAACTACATAACTATGTCTATACAAACAAACATAGCAAATACGCTTCCTAAATCGAAGCCTGATTTAAAGTTAGTATTTCAAGGCATTACTAGGGAAATAATGAATAGCTTGGCGGTAGCTCAACCTGCCACTATAGTTAATTTTTACCCATCTACGCAAACTGCTGATGTTCAACCAAATATAGCTAAAGTAATACAATATTTAACAGATACAAATGGTAATCCTCAGCCAGTATATGGACCTTATCCTGTTTTTCCTTCTGTGCCTATAATATGCTTAGGGGGTGGTGGTGGGGCTATTACATTTCCTATAACTGCTGGCGATCAATGTATGCTTACCTTTATTGATAAGAATATAGATGCTTGGTGGTTATCTGGAACGCAAGGATTGCCCCCTAATAACGCTAGGCAACATGATTTATCCGATGCAGTAGCTATAATTGGCCTTAGAAGCCAAAATAATAGCCTTTCTAGCTATTCTACGACTGATACACAAGTATATGGATCATCTGGCGTTACTGGCCCTTTAATATCATTAGGAACGGATAAAATAGGCATTTCTAACTCTACCACGAGTTTATTGACTGCGTTACAAGATGTAGTATCTGCTTTAACTGCACTAAATGGTAAAACTGGCCCAGACTGCACACTACAAATAAATACAGCATCAACAGCTATTAACGCACTATTGAAATGAGCGCACCAGCAATGACATTTAGAAATCTGACCTTTTCGGGGGATTGGATGTTTGGTCAAGGTAACAATAATTACCTGACTGGAAATGCTGCTATTGCTCTTAATATACAAACGGCACTTAAAACTTTTTTAGGTGATGCTTTTTGGCAGGCTAATTTTGGTGTAGATTGGATTAATTTATTAGGCAATAAAAACACAGAGGCATCTATTTTATCACAAACTAGGGCAATTATTGCAAGCTGCTATGGAGTAGTTCAAATAACAAATGTAGCCTATAATTTAAACAATATTACACGACAGTTGACCCTTACCTATAACATTTCAACAATTTACTCCAGTAGCGTTACAAGCTCGTCTACAGTCTCATATTGATCACTGTAATCCAGCTATCCGACACTTATTCCTAACACACTAGATTCTAACGGCCTTCAAACCCAAACGATTACCGAAATAGTAAGCGAAATCGAAAACGGTTCCGTTGATTTCCCTGGCTATACTACGATATTTCCAGGTGCTAATGTTAATCCAAATTCACCAGATGCAAATCTTATCCAAATTTTCGCTCAAGGTAAATTGGACGTATTGGAGCAATTAGCTACAATTTATGCATCGTTTGATCCAGATCAAGCTTTTGGAACTACATTAGATCAGCGTTGTGCAATTAATGGCGTTATTAGAAATGCTGGTACTTATACTCAGCAACCAATTACTCTTACGATTACATCTACTGTAACTCTTTATGGTTTAGATAATCAAGCCAACAATCCATTTACAGTATCTGATAGTTCTAATAATCAATATCAATTATTAGTAACGCAGACTTTTGCACCAGGTGTTTATCCTAATATTGCATTTCAAGCTGCGTTATTAGGACCTGTTTCTTCAGTAACAAATAGTATCACTACTATAGTAACTGTTTTTAATGGTGTAGCATCTGTAAACAATCCTTCTACTTATACATATTTAGGACAAAATGAAGAAACCGATGCACAATTAAGAGTGCGTCGTGCTGCTTCTGTATCTTTACCAAGTAGAGGTTATTTAGAAGGTCTTTACGGATCTTTATTAACTATCGATGGCGTAGAATATGTTTCAGTATTAGAAAATGATGCTAATACAACCAATTCTCAAGGCATACCCCCTCATAGCATTTGGGTAACTGTTAGTACAGGTACTGCTTTAACTTCATCATTAAAACAACAGATTGCTACAGTTATTTATAACGAACGTATGGCTGGCTCTGGTCAGACTAATACTGGCACAGGTTGTACATTAACTTGTACAGTAAGTTCTGGTGCAATAAACACAGTTACCATTACAAATGGTGGTACAGGTTATATTTATTCACCAACTGTAAAAGTTTCTGGAGGTGGTGGTTCTGGTGCAATAATTACATTAACACCTAATAGTGCAGGTGTAATTACAAGTTATACTATTACTAATGGTGGAACTGGTTACACTTCTGCACCAACATTATTAGTAAATCCATATACTACTGCATATCCAATTACACAAATTGATGGATCTACGTTTTACGTATATTGGGATTCACCAGTACTGAAATCTATATATTTTAAAGCACAAATAGATGCTATTACTGGAACAGTTCCTACATTATCAAATTTAGCTACAGAAATTGCTAGTGCTACAAGTTACAATATTGGTCAATCGGCTGATGCAAGTTCACTTGTTTCATTGATTAAAGAACTAGCTCCTAACTGCTACGTAAGCAATGCCTTTGTGTCTTTAGATAATAGTACATGGGTATCTATTGTACAAACATCGTCTTTAGCGGTTAGTGGATTAGCTATTTCTTATCAATTCACTCTACCTTCATCAAACATTACCCTCACTAGCTAATGTCTAATTCACCTAATTGGCCTACTACTGGAGCACCGACGACGGGTACACCCCCATCGTCGAATCTCATTGGTATGGTCAATTATTATATAGCTAGACTAATTTTTCAGTATTCAGATCAACCAAAAGCACAAGAATTAATGGCTTTGATGTCTAAGCAAGCAGTTGCAGATGACTTAGCTACAGTATTAGCAAATGCTTTTAATGTATATACTGCTACTGGACCACAATTAGACATTATTGGTAAATACGTAGGTGTTCCTCGCAATATAAATCCTGGCACAACTCCACCTTACTGGGGTTTTACTAATTATAGCAGTACAGGTAATACAATAGGTTTTAGAAATTATTTAGGTACTACTAACATTACAGGTGTTTGGGAAACCTATAGAGGTTCAACTGCTCCATTAACTAATCTTAACGATATACAATATCAGTTAATTATTCAGCTTCAAATCATTCTGAACTCGAACAATGGAACACTTGCATCAATTCAATCGTACTTACACACATTACTTCCTGGGTTCGTTACTATTATTGATAATCAGAATATGACTCTGACCTATAATGTATCACCTAATTGTCCGATTGGATTAACATTATTACAAGAATTTTTACCAAAACCTATGGGAGTGGGATTGATAGTTAATAGTATAACTACAGGAAGCGGTCGTATTTTAAGTACATCTACTATTGGTAGAGTTCTTAGCGATAGCACAATAGGAAGAATTACATCAGTAGGATCATAATATGGCAACACCAACAACATACGAACGCATTACGCAAATAAATAGCGGTACGGCATTAACACGTACTAGAACTGGTGATGTCATTGAATTAGACAATGGCACAAGTGGCTCTGCACAAATTCAGTTATCAAATGCTATTGGTGGTCAAGTAGTAGATTTTGGAGTTACTTATATTACATCTTCAAATTTAGTATCAGGTACAATATACGTATTTCCTTTTAATTCTACATTAGCTGCCACTCCTTCGTTCGTAAGTATACAAATTATGTCTACCTCAGCTAATTTAGCAGTAATTACGGGAAACGTAATTTATGATGTTCTTAATACATCTGGTTTTCAAGTAGCACTTAGCGGTATGCCTGGCGATAACTCTCATAAACTAGTTTGGACTGCTTATTATTAATATGAAATATCTAACCACAATTTTATTAGCTTTATTGCCTTTTATAGGGTTAGCACAAACTACACCTATTTATAATGCCAATTTACAAGGCACTACTACTATTGGTACTACTACTTTAAGTAATTCTAGTAGTACAACTGTAGCAACAGGTACTTGGCAATATACAGGTACTGTTAGTTTTACAGGCAATACTTCATTTACTTCACCTACATATACAAATCCTAC